AAATCCTGTTAAAATGGTGATTGACATTGTGCCATATTGGACATAAAGTCAAAACCATAAATTCTTTGCAAGGAAAAATCATGGGAAAAGCTGATACAACAATGGCTAAAAGCACAACTGGCGCAACACCCCCCAAAGGTGCTGCATCTTCTGACCGTACAGGCGAACGCATGGAAAAAATGCGTGGTGGCGTTGCTATGGGTAAGGAAGATAAAATGGGTGCTGACAAGCAATTTAATACTGGTCGCACAGACGGTATTTGCTACACCAAGACCAAATCAGAGTACCGTTAAAAAATGGCTGTCCCCCTGTCCTCCATGATGGGGATGGGACAGCCAGCCCCTGCAAGGGGAGTTGTCCCTGAACAAGCCCCTGCCAATCCTATAGAACAGGCGTATTTCCAACGCCTGATGAAAGCCTATCCTGAGTTAATTCAGGAATATGCAGCACATCCTGAATCAAAAGGTGGGCGCATTATTAACACAGACGTAGCCAGGGAAATGTCACCTGAATACAGGGCAGACCGCACCAGGTCAGCTGATGTGCATGAACCGTCTAGTGCTTTTATGAAGCAGCTGTATGCGGAAAAGCTGGCAAACCCCACACCCAAAGGCATGGATAACACCGTTGTCTTTAGTGCTGGTGGAACTGGTGCTGGTAAGACCACAGCGTTAGATTTATTGGAAAGTGTCGATCCCGCCTTGAAACGGTCGGAGATGATTTACGACACAAACATGAATAAATTTGACTCTGCTGACAAAAAGATTCAACAGGCATTAGATGCCAAGCGCAAGGTTCGTATTGTTTACACCTACCGTGACCCAGCTGAAGCGTTGGAGTTTGGCGCTTTGAGTAGAGCCAGCCGCATGGAAAAAGAAAAGGGTTCAGGCCGCACCGTCCCGATTGAGGAACATCTAAAAACTCACATTGGCGCACGAAAGGTCATTGAGGAACTCAAAGAGAAATACAAAAACAACCCCAGGGTAAACATCCAAATTGTTGATAACTCTAAAGGTAAGGGTAAGGCTATTGCAAGCCAGCTTGACAAGCTACCTAAACTAGAGGAAAATGAAGTACGAAGGAGGTTACATGACACGCTTGAACGAGTTAGAAGCAGCGGCATTGGCGGCAAGGAAAGAATCTCCGATGCCATCTACCGTGGAACATCAGGAAAAGTTCGCTGATTACAAAGAAGGAAGAACCTTTGATTTAGAGAACAAGGGTTTTGCTGAACGCCTGGCTGCGGGATTAAACAAAGCAGTTTTGGCTAGAGAAGCAAAATGACTGAGAAATGCGAAAATTGTAAATATTTCCGTGATTCTCAGATTATGGGTAGTTGCAGACGCTATCCAACATTACAAAACAAACACGCTAACGATTGGTGTGGCGAGTTTCAAATTGTAGTTGCCATCATCCGTGAGCAGGATGTTTTGCCCGCACCAGCTGCGGGTTCTTTTTTACCTAAAAAACGTGGCAGACCAGCAAAGGAAGCTAAATGAACTTGCAGCCGTTGAAAGACAAGATTCTTGTTCGCCCTGAACAACGCATTCAAAGCACAATTTATTTTCAATCAGCAGAAGCTGAAAGCCGTGGAATAGTTATGGCGGTCGGGCCAGAAGCCCAGGCCGAGGGTTTAAATGTTGGTGACAAGATTGCATTCGGCACATTCCACAAAGAATATAAAGACGAATACCTAAAGTTTGAGGAAATCAAACACAATGATGAGCGCTTACTTAAGATGAGTTGGCAAGATGTTTGTTTTGTAATGGAGGAATAATCATGAAACCTGGCTTATATGCCAATATCCACAAAAAGCAAGAACGTATCGAGCGCCAAAAGGCCGAAGGCAAGCCCGTAGAGCGCATGAGAACGCCTGGCTCAAAGGGCGCACCCACAGCAGCTGCTTTCAAACAATCTGCTAAAACGGCAAAGAAATGAAAAAGCACGACAAGCCCATAGAGCATAAAACTGTCGGGAAGGGTAAGACCTACAACCCCACAGAAAAAGGCGCTGGAATGACCGCCAAAGGTCGTGCTGAATACAACGCAAAGAACAACGCCAATCTAAAACCGCCAGCGCCAAACCCCAAGACCAAAAAAGATGAGGGCCGCAAGGCAAGTTTCTGCGCCAGGATGGAAGGCGTTGTTAAGAATGCTAAAGGCCCAGCTGAACGGGCTAAAGCCTCACTCAAGAATTGGAACTGCTAATGTTGGAACAAGTTAAAGCCCGTATTGCTGACCTTGAAAAGCAAAAAGAACAAATGCTGGCAAACTTTCATGCCATCTCAGGCGCTATTGCTGAGAATGAAGCCTGGTTGCGCCAATTAGAGAAACCCGTAGAATTACCCAATGACTGAAACAACCGAGAAACGTCCTGTAGGCAGACCATCCCTTTACAAGCCAGAGTATTGTGAGGAAGTAATAGCCCTGGGCAAGATCGGCAAAAGCGTAGAACAGATTGCTTCAAGGTTAGGGTTTTCCCTGCGAACAATGTACGAATGGCGTGATGCACATGAAGAATTTTTGCACGCCTTAACAGAAGCCAAGGAACATGAGCAAGCCTGGTGGGAAGATCAAGCCGATGCTTACATGGTTGAGACTAAAGACGGGCCGAGATTGAACGCAACAATCTGGTCACGGTCTATGGCTGCACGATTCCCCAAAAAGTACCGTGAGCAAGTCAAGCAAGAGATTACAGGCGCTGATGGTGCGCCATTCCTGACGGGCATTCAAGTCAGCTTTGTAAAGCCCAATGAGTGATATTAGTCAAGCTGTTGCCAAGGCTGAGTTTCCACTCAAGCTAGAGTGCCTGTTTAAGCCCTCCCGTTATAAAGTTCTTTATGGTGGACGGGGCGGTGCTAAGTCTTGGGGGGTTGCTAGGGCTTTGCTCATTAAAGGCGCACAAAATCCATTAAGAGTGCTTTGCGCCCGTGAATTTCAAACATCTATCAAAGATTCAGTTCACAAGCTGCTGTGCGATCAGATCATGGCGCTTGGCCTGGAAGGGTTTTATGAAATTACCCAGGCTTCAATCAGGGCAAAAAACGGTACAGAGTTTAGCTTTGTCGGCCTAAAAAACAATGTGGCTAACGTCAAGTCTTATGAAGGTGTTGATGTGTGTTGGGTTGAGGAAGCCCAGACAACCAGCCGTATGTCATGGAACGTATTGATTCCTACTATTCGCAAAGAAAAGTCAGAAATCTGGATTACGTTTAATCCTGAACTAGAAACAGACGAAACTTATCAACGGTTTGTTTTAAAGCCGCCAGAGGATTGCATAGTTCAAAAGGTCAATTGGTCAGACAACCCGTGGTTTCCTGAAACGCTGAAGCTAGAGAAAGATGCCCTCAAGTTTCGTGATCCCCAGGCTTATAACGTGGTTTGGGAAGGTCTTTGCAGACAGACCGTAGATGGGGCTATTTTTGCCAAAGAAATGCAAATGGCAGAGTTAGACGGGCGCATTACCAAAGTGAACTATGACGCAACTAAGCCAGTTCACGCCATCTTTGACCTTGGGTGGTCTGATGCCACAGCTATTTGGTTCTTACAGTTTATAGGCATGGAAACACGCTTGATTCGCTACATTGAGGGCAATCAGCAGACCATGAGCGACTACCTGGCTAAAATGCAGACGTTTGGGTATATCTATGACACGCTATGGCTGCCACACGATGCAGAGAATAAAACCCTTGCAGCCAACGGCAGAAGCATTGAAGAAATCGTGAGGGCTGCGGGTTACAAAACCAAGATAATACCTAAAACGCCCATTCTTGATTCAATCAATGCAGCCAGGACAATCTTTATCAATTGCTGGTTTGACAGGGAAAATTGTCACGAAGGCTTGCAATGTCTCAGGCATTACCGTTACGATGTTGACCCAGATACCAAGCAATTCAGCAGAACGCCACTACACGACAATTACTCGCATGGCGCTGATGCGTTTAGGTACATTGGTTTAATGGTCAATGAGCCTAGAGAGCGCAGAAGGCCAAGACCAACTGCAAATTATGGTGGTCAACATTCTTGGATGAGTTAAAATGACTCCAAATCACTTAGGGCAACATCATGGCTGATGATTACGACTCACGAATTCAAGAAGCAATAGAGTTTCTCAAGTTTGCTAACGATGCAGACACGATGAACCGTCAGGAAGCGCTTGAAGATTTGAAGTTTGGCGGTGGTGATCAATGGCCTGTTGAACTGCAAAACTCACGCAATCTTGAATCACGCCCTGTGATCACGGTGAACAAGGTGGACAACTATTGCCGCCAAGTCTCAAACCAGCAACGCCAGCAGCGCCCTAGAATCAAAGTTCATGCCACAAATACGCATGATGATATGGTAGACGCACAGACCATTCAAGGCATTATTCGCCACATTGAAGTCAATTCCAACGCTGATCACGCCTATGACAATGCGTTTGAATACGCAGTTCGCATGGGTTGGGGCTATATGCGGGTCAGAACTGACTATATTTCAGAAGATTCGTTTGATCAGGAAATCTACATTGATGCTGTAGATAATCCTTTTACTGTTTACTTTGACCCTAATTCAGTATTACCAGACGGGTCTGACGCTGACCGTTGCTTAATCACAACAATGATGCGTAAGGATGAATTTCGCAAGTTGTATCCAGACGCTGAAGATGGCGGCACAAGTTTCACCCAGCGTGGAACGGGCGACTCACAATCTGAGTGGATTACCAAAGAGGATATTCGCCTGGCTGAGTATTACTACACAGTCAAAGAAAAGGCAAAGTTATATCTTTTAAGTGATGGCACAGCTACATTTGCTGATGACAAAGACTTTTTTAATCGCCTGGCTGCTTACGGGATTGAAGTAGTTGATACCCGTGATTCCTACAAGAAAACAATTAAATACTGCAAATTAACTGCGGTTGAAGTGCTTGAAGAACGGGATTGGGCGGGCAAATACATTCCCATTGTCCCCGTCTATGGCAGACACATTGTTATTGGTGACAAGCGCAAAAAGTTTGGCATGATTCGGTATGCTAAAGACCCGCAGCGTATGTATAACTTTTGGCAGACTTCTATCACAGAAGGCGTGGCATTAGCACCAAAGGCGAAATGGTTGCTTGCTGAAGGTCAAGATGAGGGTCACGAGAATGATTGGGCAAATGCCAACATTAAGTCATTCCCATTGCTGCGTTATAAGCAAACAGATATTGACGGTCGCCCAGCGCCTGTGCCTGTACGACTGCAACCAGAGCCGCCCCAGGCTGGCATTATGGCAGCAGCTGCGGGCGTGAATGATGACATTAAGTCAATTATGGGCATCTTTGACCCTGCACAGCTTGGTCAAGGCAACATTTCAGGCAAAGCATTAAACGGTCAGCAACAACAAGTTGACCTGACAAACTTTGACTATTACGACAATTTAACCCGTTCAATTTCTCATATTGGCAAAATTTGCCTAGATTTGATTCCCAAAATTTACGACACAGAGCGAGTGATGCGAATCATTGGTGATGATGGAAAACCCGAATTGTTGACCATTAACCAACGGGATGCTGTGGGCCGAGTGCTTAACGACATTAGCGTAGGTCAATACGATGTGGTGATGGAAACAGGCCCAGGCTACAACAGTAAGCGCCAAGAAGCCGTGGACAATATGCTGCCTTTAATGTCAGCTATTCCAGAATTGATGCAAGTGGCTGGTGACTTGGTTTTCAGAAACATGGATTGGCCTGGTGCTGACTTGATTGCTGATCGCCTTGCCGCTTCTAACCCAATGGCACAGATTGACGATAAATCTAAGATTCCTCCCCAAGTTCAAATGCAGCTGGCTATGTCGCAGAAGCAGATTCAAGAACTTACACAAGCGGTTCAGGCTAGAGATTTGATGCTGAAAAACCGCATGGACGTTGAGCAATTGCGTCAAGACTCAGAGACTAAGCGCACCCTGATGAAAGAGACAGGCAGAGCAAATGAGGCTGAACTGCGTGAAGCAAGTGATCGTGCTGAAATGCAAATGCGTGTTGAAGGTCAGGCAAACGATACGGTTATCAGGACACAGACACAGCTTGAAATTGAGCGCATGAAACAAGAAATTGCACTTTTGTTGGCGCAAGTGGACAAAGGCGCATTAAATAATGCAAGTGCAGAAACAACTGAACGGGCTATTTGAGTTTTAAAAGAATTTGTGGTAAAAACCACTAAACCTTACCTGTGAGGGTCACAGGGTCAAATCGTTGGGAAACGTATGTCCGATAAAGAAGCAAGTCAAGTATTGACTAGCGAGAATGCAGCAGAATTTTATGCAAACAGATTAGGTTTAGCTGAATCCCCTGCGGATAATGAGGCAGTTGTAGAAACTGAGCCATTAGCCCAGGACGAACAGAGTGAACCGAAAGAGGCAGAAAAGGAAGCAAACCAAGAGGGTGAGCGAAAGCCTCCTAAACTTGAAAAGCGGTTTTCAGAGATAACCAAGCAGCGTGAGGAAGCTAGGCAAGAAGCCCAGCGGGAACGCCAAGCTAGGGTAGAACTGGAACAGCGTTTGGCGGCACTAGAGCAGCAGAGACAGCCTCAACAGCAGTCTTATGTTGACCAAGAGCCACAACCAAGCCAGTTCGCTGATGCGTTTGAATATGCGAAGGCTCTAGCTGAGTTTTCGACAGAAAAGGCGTTAGCGGAACGGGACAGGCAAGTTGCCCAGGCACGAGAGCAAGAAGCGCAGCAAAAGATTATCCAATCTTGGGCGCAGAAAGTTCAAGATGCCAAAGCAGAATTGCCCGATTTTGATGATTTGGTCGCAGCAAGTGACGTAGTTGTAAACAACGCAGTCCGAGATGCAATTCTGGAGAGTGATGTAGGCCCAAAAATCCTGTATCACCTAGCTGAAAACAATGACCTAGCCAAAAA